CATTTGGAATTGAAACTAATATGAATGGAGAGCCGATAATTGGTGAAAACGCTCAAGAAGGATTATATCATACAGTAAGTGAAGAAGCCTTGAATAATTTACATGGTAAAGATATTACACAACAAGTTCTTACAACATTACCGCCACCTCAAAATCCATTGTCTGCACATCAAGGCATAAACATGGAAACTTATCTATCTCCTTCCGATGACCCCTCTACAATTGCTATGAGTGAAATTTCTACATACATTACATCATTACTCAATCCCGATGTATTATTAACTAAGAGTGATGATGTTAAATGGTCACCACCAATAAGACCAATGCATCGTATTTTTGAATTAAATGACCTTGAACATATGAGAGGTTTTAGTGGTTCTTGGGTAGTAAGTAAATGGTATGATGGTAAAAGAATCATAATTGTAAATGACGACGGTATAACTGCATATGACGAAAATGGTAAAAAAGTAGGATTAAAGAAAAAATTTAAAGAAAACTTATCTAAATTAAATGAGAGAAACTATGTTATTGATGGTATTTTAGGAGAAGAAGAAATAAATATTTTTGATGTTTTAAATTATGATGATAATAATGTGAGTGATATGCTTCTACATGAAAGAATGAAATTATTAAGAAGTCAATTTGACAGTCATGAAAATATTATCATACCCGGTCCACATGATACTAAACTAACCGATGAAGAAGGTTTGAAAGATGCAGTAGATAGTTTACAAAAAGAACACGAAGTAATATTACTTAGAGATAGTAAGTCTACATATATGAAAGGAGAAAGGAGACACCCTAAATGGATGGTACTTAGAAAGACTAAAGATTATAATTTTATTATTTTAAATGTAAAAGGAAAAAACACTTACACATATCAGTTAGGTGCAGGTCCAATACTTGACGGTTCTAAGTTAGGTAATAGAGCAGTTTCGATAAAAGATAATGAATATATGGATATAGGCACTATACACAATCAAAAAGAATTATACAAAGTAGGTGATATAGTTAGAGTTTCTATAACAGGTATTACTAAAAAGACTCGTGGTGGAAGGAATATATTTAATGTACAAATGAAAGAGATATTAGGTCAAGGAGAAGGAGAGGGTGCAGCGAGTACAGAATCCTTAGATATACTTACAAAATCTTTTAGTCCAATATTAATCCCTCATGATATAGAATATGATAATAATAAATTAAGTATTATAATAAAAGATATAGATACTGTAGAATATGATGTAGTATCTGTAGATAACGGTTGGTATTTAGAAAATCCTTATACTTCATTAAGTGATTTAAGAAAAACAAGTTATCCAATTACTCTTGTTGAAAGCATATTGCCGTATTGGTCTTCTGTAGCACCATTAATGTTTAGTGGGCATATCCAAAAAACGGATATAGATATAAGTAAACCACCAAGTCGTGAAAGACAAGATAAACAATCAGCAGGTATTCTTGACTCTAAAGATGATAATAGATTACTAAAACCAACTACTAAGAAAGCATTAGAAATAATATCTCGTGTATTAGATAAATTATCTAAAGAAAAAATTACATGGACAGGTCCAAAAGGATTAGGTATAGATTTGGCTACACCTATAGAGTCGCCAAGTGGACCTACTCGTTTAGCAAATGAAGAAACTTTACCGGACTATGATGGAAGAAAGAGAAGTGATGAAAAAGAAATTCAGCCTAAAAGTAATGAGAAAAAGAAAAAACCCATAAAATATATAGAAATGAGTAATAATGCTTCGCAGTTATCCGATTTCAACAAATTTTAATATTTTCTTTAACAAGGAAAGTATGGGTTTAGTATAAATACCATGACAACGGGTTCTTTGGATTAATGCTAACCATTCAGCGACCATCCACAGGGCTATCTGTCCTAAAGAGTGGTACTGATTTAGTTGTTGCTGGTTATGCATCTGTAGAACTTGTAGATAAGCAAGGAGATTTAATTACTCGTGGTGCATTAAAGAATGCATTTGATGGTTTTATGAAGAGTGACAAGTACAGAAATGTACAATTGGCTCACTCTAATATACAAGTTGGAGAAGTTATAGATAACTATGTAGACTCCAATGGTAGAATGTGGAAGTCCGAAGTAGACGACACAGGAATGTTTGTAGTATGTAAACTACGAAACGATATAGAAAAGGCTCGTGAAGTAGCCGCAGAAATACGCAAGGGCAACTTGCAGGGATTCTCTATTGGTGGACAGGCTTTCAAGCGTGTTAGGAAGGCTGATGGAGAACATGGAGAATATCAAGAAATAAGTAAGATGGAACTCCACGAAATAACAATTTGTGAAAAAGGAATAAACCCGGAAGCACAATTTAGAATTTTAAAAGAAGATGTGAGTAAGATGACAGATATAGATAATGATTTAAACGCAGTAATGAACAGACTTGAACAAAGACTTGATGCTATGGAAAAAGGCGAAATGCCACCGGCTCTAAAAGAGGCTATAGCAGAAAAGAAAGGTGACGAGCCTAAAGAAGAAAAGAAAGAAAATCCATTCGCTGATAAAAAAGATGATGAAAAAGAAGATGATAAAATGAAAGATGATAAAATGTATGCAAAAGGTGAATATAGCGATATAATTAGTGCAGAATACCTAAATTGGATGGAAGATACTCTAAAGTCTGCCGGTGTAAATACCGCAGAAGCAAGACTACACTTTGACCAAATGGAAAAAGCACAACTTGGTGGATTCGATAACCCGGATTCAGTAGATGGTGCTGATTACTTCGGTGGACAAGTTAGAGGAAGAGGACAAGAAGGCGGTAATCCATCAACAGGTGCTATCAGTGCAGTAAGTCAAAGTGGAGGAAAGCAACCTGCGGGCGCACTTGGACCTGCTAAACTTTCAAAAGAATACATTAACCCTTCAAATGTTTCTTCAAGTGATATTGAAGCAGCATATGAAGTATACAAGGCGGCGGCTTTGGAACAACAATTCCGAGGAAGTCTTGAAGGAGAGTTTTCTTCAAGATTCGCTAAGGAGCAACAAATCGCAAAGTCTAATGCAGAAAAAGCACAATTCGATGCTCGCCAACCAATTAGTGAAGTAATGAAGGCTCTCGAAGGATTAACTGAAAGAATTGACAACCTAACTACAGAAGGAACAACTATCGCTAAGGCTGATACTTCCACTAATGTAAATATCCCAAGCACTCAAGACCTAAACAACATGTCTTGGGATGAAGTGCATTCATTGGCAAACAGTGTTTACAGGGGCGCATGAGTAAAAAATAATTAAAAAATAGGAGATGAAAAAGATGGCAAGAGATTACATAAGAAACATAACAGATATGGAAAGATACTTTTACGGTGCAGGAAACGCTATGGGCTATTCCTACTCCGGTAGTGAGTTATTGAAAGCAGATGCACCAATGTTGAGTACAACTGCGGGTACATACCAAGCAATTTACGGTAGAAAAGTTTGGTCACAATTGAACCAAGAATTTAACGCATTCAGCGTACTACCTAAAAGACCGTGGGAGAGAAGTGGTTGGAGAGTTATTACTGCTCGACCTTCATTTACTGTTGGTGGCGGAGTTGCAGAAAACGCTACTCTACCGGACACAACCAAACCTACCTTCCAACATATTGCAGCAAAACCTAAGACAGTTGTTCACACATTCGATATGAGCGAAACTGCTATGTTTTTGGCTGATAAAGATGACGGACTAGGCGACATTCGCTCCGTCTTGAAGGAAGAGATGGGTAAGCACCACGCTGAACACATTAACAAAATGCTAACACAAGATGTTGATACACCGGCAGGTAATGATTTTGAATCACTAGACAGAATTACTGCTTCTTCTACTATGGACAGTACAGGTACAGGACATGCGGCGGCAGGTCCAACAGGAAACACTGCACACATTGACAATGCTTCCGATGTAGATATTTATTCCATTGACAGGGATGCTAACACTTGGTCTAATGCAGAAGTTGATGTTGCTACAGATGCAGGTCTTACTGAAAGAACTCTAAGTCTTGACCATTTGGACTCAATGTTCCAAAAGACATGGGTTCGTGGTGGTAATCCAAAGGTTATTCTAACAGGATATGATACTCTAATGAGACTTCAACAACTACTACAAAGCCAACAAAGATTCATGGAAGAGAAGAGAGTCACACCTACCTACAATGGTGTTAAGGGTGTACCGGGTATTGAAGCCGGTTTCATCGTAGCAACCTACAATGGTGTACCAATCATTCCATCTAAGGATATTACAAAAGACGGTCTAAGCAGACTTTACTTCTTAGACACAGATTACTTGTATTTCTCAACTGCTATACCAACTCAATACTTTGAGTCCGGTATTGAGACAGGTGACCCATTCGCTATTAACCGTCTTGGACAAGAAGGTATGTACCGTTCAATGGGAGAAGTATGGACAACTTTCTTTGGAGGTCAAGGTTCGATTAGAGACTTGGTTTGAGGTTAATGGAGATATAAAATAATAGGAGATGATGAATTATGGCAACAGAAAATAAATTACATAAAGGAATAACAATATCGTATGATACCGGAGATTTTACCACAAACACAGTTAGTGTATTGTTAGACCTCGACATGAGAACAGGAACACCTGTAGAAGAAACAGGTTGGTTAGATGGAAATGCAGGAGGCTCTTATCCGGGTACACTAGCAGGTTTTAACGCCGCTAACACTGACGGAAATGCAGTTGGAAGTATGCGAATGGTAACAATTGCCTTTACTCTTGCAGATGCAGCAGTACAAACAATGGTTTTCACCGCAGGTGTATCAAAAGTAGTTAGTATTATTGGACAAACTTGTGCAACCGAAGACAAGACTCTATCCGCTACTTTCTCTAATGAAGGTACGGTGGCTTTCGCTAACAATGGTGGCGCACTTCCATGTGTCACCCTTCATGGTGAAGCGGCTACCGCAGGAACAGTAACATTAGTTCTACTTAATTGAGGTGCTTTGAGTGCCTACAGTGACCTACAATGGTCCTTATTACGAGGCTCGTAGAAAGGACACCTGTGAACCGTGGTTGAGAGGACAACCTGTAGAGGTTTCTCAAGAATGGCTTGAAGCAAATAGAAAGGCTTTGAGAAGAAACTTCACTATCGAAGGTGATGAACCTGCTACAGTAGACCTACAAGATGACGGTATACCGGATGAGGCTTGGAATCGTAAAGACATTCTAAAGTGGCTAAAAGATAATGGAGTCAAAACAGGCGCAAGTTATCTAACTAAAACGGCGGCTTTGGCTTTAGTGGAATCTCATTTGAATCCACCTGTAGTTGCGGAAGTTTTAAGTCCTACACAAGACACCACAGAAACAGGAAGTGATGAATAATGGCAATGACAGTTACAATAGACCCAAGACCGACAGTTATAGGAAATTTATTACTGGTGACAGGTACTTTTCAAGATGATGGTACTAGAGCCGGTGGAATAGATTTATCAGAAGTAATCGGAAGTTTGATACATGTAGACGCTAATGGTTTAAATGATGCTTCTACAGTTGGTTTTCCATCCCCTGCGGGTGCTGTAGGAATCCAAATACAGTGTGCAGGTGGTAATATAGCCGGAACTTGGATAGCACTCGGTCATAGAGGATGAAGTCACACTTAAAATTAGGGAGTGACTAAATGGCAACAATTGTATCACAAGTAAAAATAATTGGCCCTGTATCACCAAAAGAATTTAGCGATATAACAACTTTACAAAGTAAATTTAATACCGGATTAGGTAGTATCACTAATGCTAGTGGTACAAATAAAATACTTGATACAGAAATAGTTCAAGTATTGGGTAATTTTTTCTTAATTGTGACATATGAAGTTTGATGAGTGGTGATGATGGGTTTTGATTTACGCTCTTTAGATTTGTCGGATTTAGTTCGTGCGAATAAACAAGGCGTAAATTTAGACACTAAAACCGCACATGTAGATGATAGCGAACACCCATTGAAGGGTGTCACAGGTAGTCAAAGAAATAGAAATAAAGATATAGGGGATATACTCAACATCGGTTCGGGTACAAGATGTACTCATTGTGGCTTTCTTCATTTTATGTGGAGAGCAACATGTGGTAGTTGTGAAAAACCTATGGAATATAATCTAGGAAATAGAGATGAGAAAAACAGGTTGTGAATGAATGAGTAAAATATTAATTAAAATGCCGGTAAGACCACATAGACAGAAAGTACTTACTCAAGACGGGCAAGAAGTCCGTCTACAACAGTTTGCTAATAGAAAGGCCGCAGACGCTTTAAGAAGCGCAGGTGAAGGTGTACAAGGAGAACAGTTTACTTCTTCTCGTGATGCTTTAATGCGAGATATG